ACCCTTGAGGATCGCCCGCCAGTGGGCCCTGATGGTGACGCCTTCCGCCAGCCGCTCAACATCGGCACCGTAGGTGAGGAGCCGCAGGCGTGAGCTACGTCATCGTTGACCTAGACGGCACTCTCGTTCTTGACAACGAGCAGCCGAACCAGCCACTGATTGACGCACTCAACGAGAAGGTCATGAGCGGCGACGCGCAGGTCATCATCGTCAGCGCGCGCAAGATTGACCGCCTGACTGAGACACGCGCGTGGCTGCAGGAGTACGGCGTGGCTGGCGTTGAGGAGATTCACCTGAACGACTTTGAGGGCAGCGCCTTCGCCACCGGGCTCGCCTTCAAGGAGTACAAGTTCGGACTCCTGAAGGAGCAGTACGGCTCAGAGTTGGAGTATGCAATCGACAACGACCCAGCCGTGCGCGAGATGGCGCAGGGCTTGGGGATTGAAGCCTACACGCCAGAGCAGTTCATCACGGACGAAGAGCGCGCCATTGTCAACGTGCCGAACTACATCGCAGCTGCAGCGAAGGCTGGGCTTGAAGCCTACGAAGGCGGGCTCGGCGGCGACGGCTTGCAGCCAGCCACCATCCGTGAAGCGCGTCAACTTGCCGACGGGCGCGTGGATGATGAGAAGGTTGCCCGTATGGCTCCGTGGATTCGCCGACACCGTGGCGACTGGGAAGGCGTACCTCAGAACAGCGACCCAGAAGACGAACGCTTCCCGGGCCCCGGAGCCGTTTCCGCCCTACTCTGGGGCGTCAATCCCGTAGACACAAACGGCGCCGATCGCGTGCTGGCTTGGGCGGATAGTATCAACAACACATCGCAGCTTGAGGAGAACTCAATGGCACGAGAGCACGAAACACGCGCACTGCCGCTCGGCGACTTCACGGTCACCGAAGGCGAAGACGGACAGAAGACCTTCACGGGATACGCCGCCGTCTTTGGCGCGGAATCGCAGGGGCTTCCGTTCATCGAGCGCATCGCCAACGGTGCCTTCGCGCGCGCCATCAAGCAGGCGGAGCAGGGGCGCCGCGTCATCAAGTTCTTGCATGGTCATGATGAGAGCCGCATGCTGGCAACGACCGCGAGCGGGCGACTGACCCTGAGCGAAGATACCGTTGGCTTGAAGGTTGAGGCTCGCCTTGACCCAGCCGACCCAGATGCCGCCGCCGTTATCAGCAAGCTGACGAACGAAGCCAAGGCGATGGGCATGTCCTTCGGGTTCACCGTGCCGAAGAACGGGCAGCAGTGGCACGAAGACGGCAGCCGCACCCTGACTGAGATTGGGCTGCTCGAAGTCTCCACGCTCTCGGGCCATACTCCTGCATACCCTGCAACGCTCGGGCTGACCGCCGTGCGCAAGATCGCGCCGAATAAGATCGGCGTGGACGGCGACGCTCTCGTTGAGACTCTTGAAGCCGTCAAGGCTGGCAACACTCTTGACGCTGATCAGACGGCGCTGCTCGACGCAGTGCGCGCCAAGCTAGGCGCAGCACCCGAGCCTGTCATTGAAGCAACTGCCCCGGCTGGCGAGCACCACACCATTGTGGCAGCCCGCCTGAAGTTGGAGCAGTTGAAGGGATAAACTCCCAACAGCCCACGCGCCACGGTTCTTCTGGCTGATCATCAGAAGCGTCGGATAGGTGGCTCGGCGTATTGTGTAAACCCAGAGAAAGATGAAGGAGTCCAACATGGACAGCATCAAGAATCTGGCTGAGAAGCGCGCCGCGCTGTTGACTGATGCTTCGGGCATCGTTGCAGATGCAGCAGCCAAGGGCGAAGCCCTTTCGGCTGAGGCACAGGCTCGTTTTGACGCCCTTACTTCGGAGGCTTCAGTTGTTGCTTCCGCCATCACTTCAGAGAAGATCGCTGCTGAGGCCCGTGCCGCAGCCGACGCTGCTCGCTCGGAGAAGGCTGTTGCCTTCGCCCCGGCGACTGAGTCGACCCGTGACCTGTCCGCTGAGCTTCGCCGAATCGCCCGAGACGGCGGCACGGTTGAGCTTCGTGACATCACGAAGGCGACCTTCACGCAGGCAGTTGAGCAGGGTGACCGCTTCTGGATCACCGCTGGTCAGGTCAACCCGTTCGTTGATCCTGCCGTTGTTTCCGTCATCCAGCTCGAGAAGGGCAACGTTCTTGCTCTTCCACGAACGACCGCTCTCGGCACTGCAGCCGCAGTTTCCGAAGGCTCGTCGATCGGTGAGTCGGACGGCACGAACTCGTCCCTCAGCCTGACGCCAGTGAAGTACGCTTCGCTTCTTCAGGTCGGAATCGAGACTGTTCAGGATCAGATGTTCGACGTAGCCTCATGGGCCACGGAGAAGCTGGCTGCTGAACTCAGCGTCGCGCACGGGGCAGTTGCTGCTCCTGCTGTTGCCGCTGCAGCCACGGTTGGCGTTCAGGGTGCGGCAGTTGCCCCAACCTACGCGAACCTTGTCAGCCTCATCTATTCGGTGAAGCAGCAGTATCGTCGCGCTGCGAAGCGCGGCTTCCTCATGAACGACACCACGCTTGGTGCAGTCATGGGACTCGTTGACGGCGCAAGCCGACCAATCTTCGTGCCGGGCGATCAGAACCGCCCAGACACGATCCTTGGCTTCCCAGTCTATTCAGCCGCTCTCGTCGACAACGGTGACGAAGCTCTCTCGATCGCTTTCGGCGATCTTGGAAGCGTGTACACTGCCATCGCTGGGGCGCCTGCAATCGAAGCTGACCGCTCCTTCGCCTTCGGCACGGGCCTTGTCTCGTATCGCGGAATCCTCCGTGGTGCAACGGGACTCATTGACCCGAACGCCGTCAAGACGTTCAAGGGCGCGAACGTCTAATCCTTCGGGACTAGACTCGCAGGCGGCGGGGAGTCGGGCTTCGGCTCGGCTCCCCGTCACCATTAGCAGGAGGGCAACATGAAAGTGCGACTCATCTATCGACTAGACGGCACCCGCAACGGGCAGCCATGGCCCGCCATTGGCGGCGAGATTGACTTGCCAGCCAGCGAAGCCGTGAACCTCATCAGCCACGGCTACGCCGTCCCAGTGCTCACTCCACAAGTGCAGGAGCGTGCAACCGTTGAGGAGCAGCCCGAGCGCGCTACACTGCCGAAGACAACCTCCAAGCCACGCAAGGGGAGAAACTAATGGCAGTTGCAAGCGTTCAGAAAAGCATCAACGCATCCACGCCGACGCTGCTCGTTCAGGCTGACACTGACGGCTGCATCGTCTACCTGCACACGCAGGTCACCATCTGGGTTGGCGGAGCGACCGTGAGCAGCAGCACCGGGATGCGCCTTGACTCAGCCGCTGGCCCCTTGGAGATTCGACTCCAGCCAAGTGACGCACTCTATGCCGTGAGCAACTCTGGCACCCAGACGGTCACCCTCATGACGGTGGGCAACTGATGAGCTACGCCACGCTTGCCGAGTTCAAGAGCAGCATCGGGGTGACTGACTCCGTTGACGATACTCCGCTGCAGTCAGTCCTTGACGCTGCTGATCAACTGATCAACAACTACGTCGACACAAAGGTCGGCTTTGGACAGACGGCAAGCCAGACGCGCTACTACACCGCCGACCGCTTTGACTTCGTGCTGACTGACCCGATCGTATCCGTCAGCCAGTTGGCGACGGACATCAACGGCGACGGCACCTACTCGCAGGTGTGGACGTCCAACGACTACGTGCTGGCTCCGCGCAACGCTGCGCTGGATGGTCGCCCCTACACGGAGATTGACACCAGCCCGTTCAGCAATGCCGACTACAACTTCCCCGTCGGATACCTTGAAGTCAAGGTCACTGGCGTCTTCGGCTGGCCCTCAGTCCCAGCAGCCGTCAAGCAGGCGGCGCTGATTCAGGCGGGCGCCATCTGGTCAAGCCGCACGGCGCCCTTCGGCGTGATCGGCTCGCAGGACTTGGGCGGCGTGCTGCGCATGAGCGCAGCCCTGCACCCTGAAGCCCGCGTCCTTCTTGAGCCGTACCGCCTGCGCGGCGGGCTCGCCATCTGATGAACGACCTCACGATTCACCAAGCCGTAGCGGCTCGCCTAGTCGCAGCCACAAAGCCAGCGGGGTACACGCTCCGAGCAGCCCACGCAACCCCACCAGACAATCTCGCCGTGGTGCCTGCAGCCGTCTGCATCCCCGGCGGCGACAGCATCTCCTACGGCACGGGCGGCAGCCGCACCACCGTGCTCACGGTCAGCGTGACGATCTACACGCAAGATCAGGCTGACATGGCCCGC